TTCCCTATTAAGTCTAGAGCTATAGACTTTACTTATACTGATGATGGTGTAAGCTATAGACCTATGGCTATTAGTAGCTTTGATATCCCAGAGCCATATAGTAACTATTTACGATATGGTGGAGAGTTCTTTGCTCTAGAGGGCTCTGTATTATTATCATCTGATAGATATCTTGTGAAAGATAAGACTTTTGCTTTCATAGATTCTGATGATAAATTACACAAAGACAAGAGTATCACTTTCAACTATATCTACACACAAGGTAGTGAGATTGAAATGGTTGAAAGTAACTATGAGTTTGAAGTAACCACAGTTGGTCAACAAGACTATGAGATTCAAGTTCCATTCAAAGACTATACTGAGTCTGGTTATATATTAGAAGTATTCTTGAATGATCAACCATTGATGGGTAGTGAGTATGCATTCTTAAAGAATAATATTAAGATTCTTGATCAAACTAAAGTAATGCGTATTGGTAATAAGTTTAGAGTTCATTTTGTTTATCCAAAAGATAGAAATGCTGTAACTTTAAGCAGTCAAGTTATCGATATCAATGATAAGACTAGAAGCTTTAAGATTAAGTTTCCATATGATGGGTATAAATATCGCTATGATAAATACTACGTAGTTATCGATAACAAGATTCTAGATCCATCTAAGTATACTATTACAGATGATGGTCTAATTACCTTTACTGATCCGAGAGAGTATTTGACTAGTAAGAATAAAGTAGAAGTTAAGTTCATTAAAAATAGTGAGAACTCTTATATCATTCATATTGGTCAAGAAAACCTTAGAGTAAGATCTGCAGACCAAAAGAAATTTACTATTAACTATCCATTCTATAATTATGGTAAGTCTGGTAATGGTATCATTATCACTGTAGGTGGTACAGTTATCGATCCATCTCGTTATACTATTGAAAATACAGTTCTTACATTTGATGATACAGTATCTTTAGATAAAGGTCGTGAAGTTAGATGTATCTTTGTATACAACTCAGTATATGATAACTTCAATAACTATATCCGTACAGAGTATGATATCTATAATCTTAAAGATGGTAAACGTGTAGTAGATATTCCATATCCATATGATAACTTCTTAGAATCTGATAATAATAACCAGATGGAAATCTTATGTGAAGATGGATTTATCTTAGAAGAGAATGTTGATTATGAGATCATTGACGATCAAGCAGTATTCTCTGATGTAAATAGAGTATTAGATCATGGTGATACTATTCTATTTAGCTTCTCTTATGTAAATGCTAAGAGAAAAGAAGTATTCGTTGAAGATACATCTAAGAACTATGACTTGAAGTTTGTTAAAGTTCCTTTAAATGCATCAGCTGATAGCTACATTAGAGATGAATCTAAGTATATTGATTATACTAAGTTCACTGAAGATGATTGGCTATGGACAAATGAATTTGACCCAATTGATATTAAGAATCAGATCTTAGATAAAGAATTCAACTATACTAGAACTAAATATATTGCAATCGATACAGTTATGTCTATGAGTGATCTATCATTCAAGATCCCTTACTTCTTTAATATCTTCTTTGATAATGTCAAACTAGAAGAACGTATTCGTCTTGCAGTCCCAACTATAAGAGAAGATAAGATGTTTAGATTATCTTCCATTCTTTGCTATCTATTCTCCTTATCATACTTATACTATGGCAAAGAGGATACCATTCAACATGAAACAGTTCCTATCATGTATATCCAAGGATTCAACTTTGAGGCTGACTTAGAGTTACTCCGTAAGGATATTGAAAAGAACTATGGTTATAAATTAGAAGAACTTGGAGTAAATGGATTTAAGAAATATTCCACTGGTGTTTCTATCAAGGGATTGATCGATATCTTTAATCATAACTCTAAGATCTATGATGTAGTAGTCAAAGGCATGTATTATGCAGATAATAAACGTATCTATGATGCATATAAAGCTGTATATGATGCATTGATGATTAGAAAGTACTCTAAACAGTTCTTTACAACTAATGGCGTTGATATAGCTAATACTTATACTGAATACCTAAAGCATCAGGATAAGGATTTATATAATTCTATTCTACGTATTAAGTCTATCGGTGAAGATAAACAACGTCAGAAGACAATAACTAATACTATTATGGATACAGTTAAGTATATCGAAATCTTTATGGGTTCTGAAGATTGGAAATCACTATTCAATTACATGCCTGGTATTGGTATTGATTATCTTAAAATGTATGTATCCAAAGTTATTGATTTCTTTAAATCATATAAGATTGAGATTGCTGGTTTGACTACAGTATATAACTTTAGCAATAGATATAGACAGTATATTAAACCAATAGATCAAATCCTTACGGAAGCGAAACTTAATGTAGAAGACTTTGAGCTACTATATGATGGTTTCACTAAATATATGACAAAGAAATATGAATATGATAAGATTACACAAGATGAGCTATTGTATATCTTAAGATACTACTTCGAGAAACGTGGATATAAAGACCATGGTATATCTACACTAGATCCTAGTACGGATATTCATGATAAGATCCATATCGATACAGTATATACTCATCAAGATAATTTACGTAAACTTATCACTAAAGAATTATTGCATTATCTTACTCACTTGAAGCTATATGATTATACGTTATATAGTCAGATAGATGCAATCAAACCAGTTGCTAAAGCTAGAAAGTATGATAGATACGCTATGTTTGATCACATTTACGTATCTAGATACGATATGCAACCATAACCAAAACATAATAATAAAATTTGAAGATAAGAACTAATTGGAGGTAATTACAAAATGCCTGATACACAGTTAAATATTACTGAATTTAGTCATTTTAAAGATACGACTAAAAAACAAACTGCGACACATCGTGGTACTGATGTAAAAGTTTATGTAGGCGGCACTGATATCTTATTATATCGTGGCACTAATAAAATCATTTTACCAGGGGCAGAATATACAGCTACTCAACACTTTGATATTCCAAGACAATATATCACTCCATCTTATAATACAGAATTAAGCTTAGAAAACTCTGTATTTGAAACACCAACTACACCAGAGAAAGTATTCCTATTCTGTGTAGGTACTGATGGTTGTGGTCGTGAAAACTCTCAAGTATATGAAGTAAACTATGCTAAATGGTGTGCACCAGAGTATTTGGTTCCATTCCGTTTCCCATTGATTACTGAAGATATTACTGAAGCTAAAAAAGAAATCTACCATGGTCGTAAGATCATTGGTAACCGTGTAGCATACTACTTCAAGACATTCGAAGCTAAACCAGTTAAGAAAGTACGTTTTGAAGATGGTACTACAGTGGATTCTACAGTATATAGCTCTACTAAAGAATCTGAAGTTGAAACGTTCATTGAAATCAACTTAAAAATCACTGAAGAGGAATGCCGTGAGTTCTTCATCAATACAGTTGGTATCAATGAAGCACGTATCAATACAATTTCTTTATGTACTGCTTGGAAGAAAGATATTGATGGTAAAGAATACTATCAAGATATTCGCCCATTGACCAAATACAATATGCCTAACGAACAACTAATTGAGCTCTCCAAAGGCTTAGATATTGTATACCAAATCTATTATTAATTCTAACACCAAAAGATCCCCCATAGGAGTTTAACTCCTATGGGGTAGTCTTTTACATATTACTTAGATATCGAGATAATACTGTACGAGAGTTTATATCAGATACGACATTATTGATATCTTCAGTTGACATATATTGGAATGCAACCATTGCAGATTCATTCATTAAGTCTTTTACTAAGACTTCATCTCTTGTTATAGCTAGATAACCAGTACATAATGATGCTAGCTTATTGATCTCTCTATTGATAATACAGATAGTCATGAATACACCAAAGATTCTTTCTTCTTTAGAAGATGCAGTATGTAATAATTGACTGACTACCATACCGAGAATCTTATCAAAGATTACAAATGCTTTATCTAATGCTACACTTAGACATTCATAGTTATTCTTAGCTAAGAATAAATCAGGAGTTGGTATAGACTCATTGATTATGGATATAATCTTATAAGACTCAGACTTAATAGCATTCAATAATAGTCTATGGTAGTCTAGATCCATATTCAAGAAAGTAAGAACGTTTCCAAATATTTTAATATAGATATCATCAGAAGTGATTAGATCAAATACTTCATCTAGAGTATACTTTGTCTCTCTCGGAATACTACTTAGAAATAATAAAGAATCATCTACATTATCGATACAATTCAAGTCTGAGACCAATGATTTAAGGGACCCAGATGTATCCCCCTTACGGTTGTATTTTTTTGCTATTATTGGAATTATGTTAGTCATATTTGCCTCCAAACAGATATAAGTGGTACATCCAAATTAATTGGATGTACCATTATAATTATTTTACTCTAATAAATGGGCTGATTCTTACAGCAAGCATTGCACGTTTCTTATTGGTATAATTCTGTGTACCAGATAGCTTCCAACCCATGTACATATCTATTCTGAATTTCTTATTAATTATAGGACAAACCCAGATTTCTTTACACTTAACGGAGAAGTATCTCTTTAATCCCTTAGGACTTTCCAAGTAAGATACAAATAATTCTTTACCATTA